CGTGGGGCAGCGGCGGCTCGCGGTAGATCGAAGCGGGTTCTTCCGGCGCGATCCTCTACTTACTGCTGCGCAGTCGTCTTTCTCCCCCAAACACCCCCGAACGAGCCGATGTAACTACGATTGCGAACGATGCCGGCTGATTCCGACCAGCTCCGCCTTATCGACGACGGTGGGGGAGCCGCTCGGGCGGTGCGTCGCATCCGCCGGGCCTACGACGGTTCGATCAAGGCGCTCAGGGCCGGCGGCCGGCTGGAGCAGGCCGACGCTCTCCTGATCGCGGTCGGACGGACCAACGCCGACCGTTGCGACGAACTGCGAGCCATCGACGGCAAGGAGTTCCACGAGGCCCAAGCGCTGCGGCTGATGTTCGAGATCGCCCGCGAGCTGCAGGGCGTGGGCGGACCGAGTGACGCATTCGACCAACTTCTGGCCGCGGCTTCCAGTCCCGCCCCGCCGGGCCACTGAGCCGACCGGGGCTCCGAGCTGGGGGCCGGCGGTCGACCAGGTCGGGGCGGCCCTGTTCGGCCGACCGATGCAGGCGTGGCAGTCGGCCGTCAATCGGGTGGCGGGGGAGTACGACCCCGACACGGGCGACATGGTCCACCCGGTGGTCGTCCTGCACGTGCCGAGACGGGCGGGCAAGACCGCCCTCGTGCTCGCCCAGCTCGCCCGCCGGGTCCTCGGCCAGCCCCGCTCGCAGTCGTGGTATACGGCCCAGACCGGGGGCGACGCCGGCAGGAACTTCCGTCGCGAATGGGTCCCCATCCTGCGGGCGTCGGGCCTGGCCCGCCGGCTGAAGATCAGCCTCAGGGCCGGCTCGGAGTCCTTCGAGCTGGTCGCCCGGGGGGCGAGCGCGACCTGTTTCGCCCCGGTCGAATCGGCCCTCCACGGCTCCAACGTCGACCTGGCCGTGATCGACGAGGCGTGGGCGCACGACGCCGACGCCGGGGCCGGGGTGGAGCTGGCCGTGTTCCCGGCCCAGCTGACCCGGCCGGGCTCCCAGACCTGGATCGTCTCGGCCGGCGGCACGCTGGCCAGCTCGTGGCTCGACGGCTGGTTGACCCGGGCCGAGGACAGTAGCGATCACTCCATCGCAGTTTTCGACTGGGGCGCGAATGACAAAGAACCGGACTACGACCCGCGGAGCCCGGCCACGTGGTGGAAGGCTCACCCCGCGCTCGGAGACACCATCCGGGAAGAGGCCATCCGCTCCGAGCTGGCCCGCTCCTCTGATCTGGCCGCCTTCGAGCGCTCGATCCTGAACGTCTGGCCCCGGCCGAGGGACATGGCCACCGGGGTCGACATGGCGGCCTGGAGCGAGCTGGTCGACCTGGAATCACAGATAACGCCCGTCGCGGCCGCCCTCGACGTGGCCGCCGATCGCTCGGCCGCCGCCCTGGCCACCGCCGGGGGGAGCGATGGCCGGACGACGGTGGAAGTCATCGAATACCGCCGGGGCACCGCTTGGGCGGATCAAGCGATCAAGGCGTGGGCTCGGACGCACCCCGGCTGCCCCATTGTCGCCGACGCCCTGGCCGCCGGGACCATCGCCGACCGCCTGGAGCTGGCCGGGGTCGACGTGATGAGAACCGGGGCCGGCCAGATGGCCCGGGCCTGCGCCGACCTGCTCGACCAGGTCGGCAACCGGACCCTTCGCCACCGGGGCCAGGGGCTCCTCGATGACACCCTGGCCGGGGCCGGACGCCGGCCGCTCGGCGACGGCTGGGCCTGGTCCCGTCGCATGAGCCCGGGGGACATCAGCCCGCTGGTGGCGGTGACGCTGGCCGCGTGGGCCGCCCGCATCCGACCCACCCCGCCCGCTCCCTTCGTGGCGGTGGCGCGCTGAGCCATCATCGGCGGGCCGGGCCGGAATGACAGAAAGGAGCGCCCGGGGTTTCTGGTGGGTCGCAACCTCCAGCCATCTCCGCAGGGATAAAAAACCCCGCCGGCCCGGCACCCTCACCCCACCCCGGGTTTCGTCACGTGACAAAACTTGACCGCCGGACGTAGTCACACCAGCATCGGGGCAAATGTTCGGGGCCAAAACCCGCAGGCGCTTGGCCACCCTGGAGGCGGCGGCCGGCGAGGTCCCGCTGCCGCCCGCACCGTCGTCGGCCATCGCGCTCGACGGGGGCATCTTCGGCTATTGGCCCGGTGGGGGAGTGACAAGGGCCGACGCCATGGCCGTGCCCACGCTGGCCTATATCCGCTCCCAGTTGTCGGGCGGGGTCTCGGCCATGCCGCTGGAGCGCTTCAGGGTGACCACCGACCCGCTCACGGGCGACAAGGTCACCGTGAAGGTTGACCCCGGCTGGTGTGAGAACCCCGATCCCGCCCCGGGCATCAGTGACTCCCTCTTTTGGGGGTGGATCATCGACGACCTGTTCTTCAACGGGAAGTCGACCCTCATTGTGCTGGCCCGGGACTCTTCGGGCTTTCCTGTTGCGTTTCGGCGCGTGATCCCGGGCCAGCTCACCTACGACCCCGACACCCTGGCTCTCGGCGTCTTCTGGCCGACTCGCCTCTGGTATCAGGGGGTCGAGGTCCCGCTGGAGGACGTGAAGGTCATCGCCGGCCCCCACGAGGGGATCTGCAACTACGGGGCGCAGCTGATCAACGCCGCCCTGGCCCTGGAGCTGAACGCGGCCACCGCGGCGAACGAGCCGCTGCCCAACATCGACCTGCACCAGACCGCAGGCGAGCCCTTGTCGAAGGACGACGCCGCCAACCTGGTCAGTCAGTGGAAGGCGGCCCGCCAGCTCGGGGCCACCGCCTACACCCCCCAGAACCTCGACGCCCGGACCATCGGCTGGAGCGCGGCCGATCAACAGATGGTAGAAGCCCGCCAGTACATGGCGACGCAGCTGGCCCGCCTGGCCGGCGTCAACCCGGTCCTCGTGAGCGCGGCCATGGGGTCGAGCTCGTCGTACGTCTACACAAATCAAGCTGACTACCGCCAAGCCTTCCTCGACGACGTGCTCGATTCCTACCTCCAGGCCATCGAGGGCCGGCTCTCGGCCAACGACATCAGCCCAAGGGGCCAGTATTTCGAGTTCGACCGGGATGAGTTCACCCGGCTGCCGCTCCTGGAGCGGGTCCAGGTCATGGTCGGGGCGCTGCGCAGCGGGGCCACGCCCGAGATGGTCAACCAGCTCGCCACCGTGCTCGACCTGGAGATGGCCCTTCCGGTTGCGCCCTCCGACCAGCCGCTCCCCGTCCCGGTCGTCCCGCCCGCGCCGCCACCGGCCCCGCCGCCCGCGTCAACCCCGTCAATCGGAGGCCCGTAGATGCAGATCCAGACCACCGCCCCGCCCGCCCCGGTCTCGGCCGACCGCCAGCGCCGGACCATCACCGGCCAGGTCGTGCCGTGGGGCATCTTCGCCCACGTCTCGACCGGCCAGAAGGTGGGATTTGCCCGCGGCTCACTCAGTCTCTCGGAGCGGGCGAAGCTGGTCCTGGATCACGATCCGGCCCAACCGGTGGCGGTCTACGTCTCAAGTTCGGACACCGCCGACGGGCTGGAGGCCACCTTTCGAGTCCCGGCCGGCGATCGGGGCGACGCCATCCTGGCCGAAGCGGCCGAAGGACTGCGCGACGGGCTGTCCGTCGCGGCCGAGCTGGTCGACTTCGACGAGCGCGACGACGGCATCTGGGTCACCGCCGCCCGGGGCCGCCACGTCGCTCTGTTGTCCGAGCCCGCCTACGACACCGCCCGTGTTTCCTCCGTGGCCGCCACGGCCCCGATCCCCGAAAGTGAGCTGACCATGACCATGACCGAGCCCGAGCCCGTGGCCGCTGCGGAAGACGACGACGCCATCACCCTCACGGTCGCGGGAGCAGCACCCGCCCTGCCACCGCTCGATGGCGCTCCGGCCCGGGTCCGCGACCCCTATCCCTACGCGGTGCCGTGCGAGCTGGGCGGGCCGAGCTTCGTTCGCGACGCGTGGGCGTCGATGGAGAACCCGGGCGGCGCCGAGGCGGAGCGGTGGCGGCGGGCCCAGGCCATGGCCAACGAGCCGCTCATGGTCCGGGCCGGGCTCGCCCGGTTGAGCCGGGCCGGGGCCGACATTCAGGCGGCCACCGGGACTACCACCGGGGAGCCGGCGCTGGTCCCGCCTCGCTGGCTGCCCGAGCGCTTCGTCCCCCTGAAGGCGGCCAAGGCTCCGCTGTACACCGTGCTGACCAAGTACGGCACCCCGGATTTCAACACCCTGGACGTGCCCAGGACGGCCACTGAAACCGGTTTGAGCGGGACACCGACCGACGAGGTCACCCCAATCGCCCCGGGCGACATCACCACCACCAATGACACCATCACCATCGCCGAGGTCGAGGGCGCGTACAGCTTCAGCCGGAAACTCCTGCTCGGATCCAATCCCCAGATCGATCGCATCGCCCTCGACGCCATGGAGCGGGCCTGGTTGGCCGACGTGGAGGCCAGGGCGGTCGCCTTCTTCAGCGGGGCGGCGAACTCCACCGCCATTTCGGCCACCTACGCCGACGGCCCGGGCGCGATCGCCGCGATCCGGGGGGCGCTGGCCAACATGGCCGTTACCCCCTACAGCCCGACTGACATCATCCCGGCGTCGAAGGAGTACGTAGCCATGGCTCTGGCCAACGACACCGCGGGCGCCCCGCTGTTCCCCATGGCCCCGCTGTTCAACCGACCGGGCGAGTCAACCCAGGGGTTCGCGGCGCTGGCCATCCAGGGGGTGCCGCTGTGGCCGGGGCCGTCGATGACGGCAAACCACGTCCTGATCCTCGATCAGTCGATCGACTCGGCCGCGGTGTTCGCCACCCCCGTCCTCAACTTCCGGCTGGAGTGGACGACCGACGCCACCACCGGGGGCAACGTCAAGGTGCTGAAGCTGGTCAAGTACTCCGGGGTCGGTTTCTGGTCGCAGTACAAGGGCGGTGTCCGGCTGATCACCAACACCACCCCGCTGCCCTTCCAGGCGGGCGAGGAGGAGGCCCCGGCGGCCGACGAGGAGGCGACAACCCCGAAGGCGAAGAAGTGACCCTTGACGACCTGTTGGCCCTTCTGCCGGACAACACCACCGGCCAGATCAGCCCGGCCGACATGCGGACCATCGTGACCGAGCTGTACAACGACGCCAACCCGAGCTTTGCCAACGTGGTGAACCAGGGTCCGGCCAGCCTGGCGGTAAACGCCGGCTGGACCGCGGTCCCGGGCACGGGGCCGTTTCCCTACTCGCTGCCCGAGGCCAACGACCTGCAGTTCATCGTCTCGCTCAACGCCGACACGGTGGCGGCCAACAATCAGGTGCAGGTCGGCCTCGACATGAGCGGGGCGACGGCTGTCCCGGTCGGCTCGAAACCGGAACAGGTCCTCTGGCTCGGGGGCAAGCAACAGGTCCAGGCCACGGTCGAAGTGAGCTTCATCCAGCGGCTCAACGCCGGGACGACCAATATCGCCCTCAAATACACCGCCCAAGCCGCGGCCACCCTCTCGGCCATGGCCGTGATTGCGACGATCATCTCGAACCAGTGACGACCGCTTCCGCCTTCAGCTCCGGCTTTAGTCCCGGCTTCGGTGCGCCCAAAGTGGGCGTGGGCTGGCCGGCTGACAGCGACCTGGCCAACCGGCTCGGGCTGTCTGTCGGCGACGACGACGTCCGGGTCACCGCGGCCAACGCGGCCGCCCGGGCCGACGCCATCAAGCGGGCCGGCATCGACAGCGCTCTGGGCCCGGCTGACGCGTCGGGCTTCGAGGCGGTGCTGATGCTCGGGCAGTGGTGGTATGAAAACCGCAACCGGCCCGAAGGGCTCGACTCGCTCAACCCGGTGGCGAGCCCCTACTACCGCCGCACCGCCCTCGGCATTCTCATGACCGACACCGGGATGCCGGTCGCATGATCGCCGAGGCCATCAACGCCGCCGTGGCCGCTCTCGAAGCAGAGGGACTGCGGGTCGCGGTCCGCTCGGGCGACATCACCCCGCCCGTCTGTTACCTCCAGGTGGGGTTGATCTCCTCAGCCGGGCAGCCCTTCTCGGGCGGTGTCACGTTGACGTTGTACGTCTATTACATCCCGGTCCGGGGCGTCGACAACCTTCCATCCGACTCCGACGCCCTGGACCGCATCTACGCCGCTCTGGAGTCGCTGGCCATCGCCGACCTGGTCACCACCCGGACGACCATCACGGTGGCGAACGAGACATGGCCCTGCTATCGGGCCGACCTGCCCGCCCTGGCCATTCAATCGGCAACCGCACCCCTGGAGGCCCGCTCATGGCAACCGTCGTAAACAAACTGCTCGGCACCCTGGAGCTGGGGCCGACCGGGACCGGCATCCAGATGGAGGCGCAGGTCTCCCACGTGGGCTACCCCCAGACGGTCACCCGCGACGCCCCCGTCACGGTGCTCACCGGCGACGTCGTCCAGGCGTCGGCTACCTACTCGTGGGCCCTCACCGGTCAAGTGCTGCTGGACCTGACCAACAAAGCCGGCGTCTACTACTACGTCAACTCGAACAAGGGCCAGCAGCTGCCCTTCACCTTCCTGCCGGTCGGGGCGACCGGGCCGACCATCACCGGTACGGTGATCGTGGACGGCTGGTCGACCGAGGAGCTGGCCGCCGGGGCCATGGTCATCTCGAAATTCACGTGGCCAGTGCAAGGCCAGGTCACCATCGCCCCGCCCCCGTGATGGCCGACAACCTCGACATCAACGTCATCAACGGGCCCGCCTTCTTGGCCGCCATGACCGAGGCCCGCCAGGCGGTGGCTGCCCCGAAAGACTCGCTGTCGGCCGCGGCCCGCGAGCTGGTCGCGCAGGCAGCCGGGGCCGCGCCTCGTCGCAGCGGCCGGCTGGCCGGATCGACCAAGGCCATGGGGGCGACCGGTGACCGGGTCAGGGTGGTGGCCGACACTCCTTATGCCGCCCCGGTTCACTGGGGTTGGCCGGGCCACGGCATCAGCCGTCAACCCTGGCTCGTCGCGGTCTGGATGCGTAGCCCCGCCCCGCTGCAGAAGATGGGCAACGGGATTCAGGATGCCCTCGACAAGGCTGCGGCCCGGACGTGACCACGCTCAACACCGCCGCCGCCGCCCTGGCCGCGGCCACCGGGGCGGCCCTGCCTTACATCGACATGCGGGTCATCTTCGTGGACGACGACGGCAACAAGACCGAGTATTTCTCTCACGCCGACCAGCGCGACGTCCGGCGGGCCAACGTGGTCGTGTCCAACCCCGAGCTTGACCCGATCGGGTTCAACCGGGCGGTGGCGTGGGCCTACCTGACCCGGACGGCCGTGATCGACATGGGCTGGGCCGACTTCGACCGCGACGCCGCCTTCGTGGTCCCGCCGCCGGACGAGCAGACCACCGCGGACCCTACGACGCCGGCTACGGCCGGCTGATCGGCGAGTTGGCCGTGGCCCTCGGCCTGGCCCCGTCGGTCCTCTGGGAAGAGGACCCCCGCGACCTGGCCACCCTCGTGATGGTGCTGAAGAACCGGTCCGATGGCTAAGGCGGCCACCCTCAACATTGACATCGTCGCCAAGGCGGAGTCCGCCCTGGAGGCGTTCGACAAGGTCAAGTCGAAAGCGGGCGAGGGCTTCAACGCCATGAAGGTGGCCGCGGTGGCCGGGGCGACGGGCGTCATCGGGGCGCTGACCGAGGCGACCAAGGCGGCCGGCGAGCATCAGGCCAACGTGGCCCGGCTGGAGCAGGCGTACAAAGACGCCGGCATCTCGACCAAGGGCATGAAGGGCTCGCTCGAAGAGATCGAGGCGACCAGCCGCAAGACCGGCCAGTCGACCGAAGACAACATCGAGGCTTACTCCCATCTCGTCGCGGCCACCCGGGACAGCGAGAAGGCCAACAAAGAGCTGGCCATCGCCCAGGACCTGGCCGCTTTCAAGGGCATCAGCGTGAAGGACGCAGCCGACGCCATCACCAAGGCGGCAGCCGGCAACACCCGGGCTTTGAAGGACATGGGCATCGCCACCAAGGACGCCGGGGGCCACCAGATCCCGACGGCCGAGCTGATGAAGCAGCTCGAAGAAGCGGTCCACGGCCAGGCCGAGGCGTTCGGCAAGACCGCCCCGGGCGAGATGGCCCGCTATCACGAGTCGCTCGACCAGACCAAGGAGAAGATCGGCGAGGCGCTCCTGCCCGCCCTGCAGCAAGTGTTGAACATCCTTCAGCCGGTCTTCGCCTGGCTGACCAATAACACCGCCGTGCTCCAGGTCCTCGCCCCCATCATCGCGGTGGCGGCCGGGGCGGTGGTGACCATCACCATCGCCATGAAGGTGTGGACCGCCATCCAGTGGGCGCTCAACATCGCCATGAACGCCAACCCGATCGGGCTCATCATCCTGGCCATCGCCGCCCTGGTCGGGGCCGTCATCTACGCCTACAGCCATTTCGCGGTGTTCCGCGACGCGGTCAACTGGGTTTGGAACGCCCTGAAGGCAGTGGGCGACTGGGTCCTGGCCAACTGGCGGATCATCGTGGACGTCCTGCTCGGCCCGCTCGGGCTCGTGATCACCAATTTCGCCACCATCAAGCGGGTCATCGAGGACGTGATCGGGGCGCTCGCCCGGGTCGGTGACGCCGTGAGCAAGGCGCTCGGGTGGCTGGGCAAGCTGCCGTCCTCGGCCGGCGGTCTACTTGGCAAGCTGAACCCCTTCAGCCTGCCCCCACCGGGCGCTCCGGCCGCCGCCCCGGTCATCATCCAGATCACCGCCACCGCGGGCGACAGCCTGCCTGAGACCGTCTACTGGGCGCTGAAGGAATACCAGCGTCGCCACGTCCGGCCCGAGCTGGCCCCGCTATTCAACCGGGCCGGCTAAGGCCATGGCCAAACCTCAGGGCCGCTGGGACAGCTCGACGTGGGACAACGCCTCGTGGGTCGGCCCGCTCCAGGGCTGGGGCAACGACTGGCGCTTTTGGTATCAGATCGGCACCACGCAAAGCACGGAGCTGACCAGCATGGTCGTGGAGGCCCGGTGGTCGACCGACAGCTACACCATGGGCGACGGTACCTTCCGGGGCGACCTGCAACCGGGCAAGTGCGCCATCCGGCTGTGGGACCCCGGCTACCTGCTGGACAAGCTGGACAAGCGGGGGGCGGTCTGGGCCACCTACGTCCCGACCGGGGCTACCTGGGCCTGGTTCTATGACACCGTCGACCGGCCACTGGTGGCCCCGGGCGACCCCATGGGGGCCGACATGGTCTATTCCGGCCTGACCTGGCCGGCCCGGCTGACCGCTCACTGGAGCCAGACGGCCCGACCGGTGGAATCGGTCACGGCCCGGATCAACGCCATGGTCACGGTGATGGCCGGCCTGACCATGCCGACCATGGCGGGGGCGGTGGCCACCCAAAACCAATTGGTGGTGGCCAACGTGGTCGACACCGCCGACCCCTCGGGCAATCCGCCCGGAGTGCTGGCCACCCTGCGGACGGCGGCGGCCAACGGGGTGCTATGGCTCAGCTATCGCATGGACGGCAGCGGGAACGGCGTCATGACGGTCAACTACGCCCGGTGGGAGACGGTCAACACGGCCCGGACCATCGGGGGCATTCAGATCGTGGCCGGGCCGCCGGTGGAAACCTCGGTCGGCTGGCTGATCAACCTGGTCGGCTTTGCCGGGACCAGGGGCGACACCGGGGCCCAGACCACCGTCAACACTCAGGGCGGCCTGCCCATGGGGGCCTACGGCGTCAACTACCTGGGCGCCATGCGGCTGAACGGCGACATCTCCACCTCCACCGCCCCGGAATGGTCGGGCCAGAACGGGACCGCTCAGGCCATCATGAACGACCGTTCGGCCCCGCTGGAGCACTACCTATCCACCATCACCGTCCAGTCGGGCAAGCGCTGGACGCACGCAGGGGCGCCCTCGGCCAGCCAGTGGGACCCCACCGCCCACCTCTGGAGCCCGCTTGATCAGATGTCCTATCTGGACCCCATCGACAACAAGACCCATCTCTACCGGGTGACCAAGTCCGATCACGTGCTGAACGCCACCGTGTGGCAGACGGTCCACACGCTGGAGAAGTTCACCGGCCCGGCCGCCCTTCCGACCTGAGAGGACAACGCCATGACCGACAACGGAGCCCCGAGCCAACTGGCCGCCGGCCGCCTGCACGTCAACCCGGGCGACAACGTCGCCTCATCCTGGGGAAACACCGTGTTCGACCAGTCGGTCAATCAGTTTCTCTCGACGGCCGATCGCGACAGCCAGTGGCCGAGCCCCCCCGACGGTGCCCTGTGCTACACCGCGGGCGAGGCGACGTTATGGGCGCGGCGGTCCGGGACCTGGACCGCGGTCGCCCTCAGCCCGGCCGCCCGTGGTCTGCTCGCCTACGCCGAGACGCAGACGGCCCAGAGCGGCATCGTGACCACCACCGCCGATCTCACCGGACTGTCTATCACCTTCACGCTGGCGACCAGCCGTCACGTCGAGCTAGTGGGCGATGTCGCCTTCACCAAGGCCGCGGCCGACACCGCCGCTTGGGCGACGCTGCTAATCAGCGACGGAGCGAACAATATGCAGACACAACGCTTCGTCGACATGCTCGCCCCCGGCAACCATGGCATCACCGTGCGGCGAGTCCTCCCCCTGGCCGCCGGGACCTACACCTACAAACTGCGGGCGTCGACCGCGGCCGGCTATCTCAACACCTACGGCACTGTCAGTAACGTGATATGGGCGATGGACGTCGGCCCCTAGCCGCTCACCACGGCCGGTTGGCCAGCCGCGTCTCTACCTCGGGCATGTGGAGAAACGAATTCAACGCCCCGGCGTAGCCCTCGTTTTGGATCCGATCAGCCCACGAAGCCAGGTTGGCCACGTCGGGTGTGCGGCTCAGGTACTGGGCCCACCACGTGAGGGCGGCCGCCTGGCGGGCGTCGGCGTCGGATTGAAAGATTGCCATCGGATACCACTCCTCGCCTATCAGGACCAGCTCGGGGCCGGTCGGGCTGGGAAACTCCTGACCACCGAGGGCGTAGGCCAGGACGACGTCCCACGGGAAGTTCGGGCCGGGGTCGGTGTGATCGCCCCCGATGCCGGCCTGAGAGCAATCCCAGTGGCCGCACACCCCGTAGCGGCCGGCGTTGATCCCGGCTGCGTCGATCTTCTGCATCGGGATGCCGTAACGAGCGCCTTCTTCGGCCAGCCACGCCCCGCACGCCTGCAACATGCGATCGCGGGAGAGCCAGTCCTGGCGGCTCCAGCCCTGCGACGCCCCCGACGGCGTACAGCAACACCCGTGCTCGCCCAGTGAGTTGGCGTCGAGCGCGGCCCACGATTTGTCGAAATGGTGGACATAGACGCCGATCTGAGCGGCGGAACGATCGTCGAATCCGGCCTGGTAACTGACGCCGGCCGACGGGTTGGCCAGGAAGTTCCCGAGTGAGTCCCACTGCGTCGCCCCCTCGCTGGTGTGAACCACGAGCAGGCGGGTCGTCGACCGCCCGGCCGAGTAGTTGGGCGAGGGGATCGCCACCCGGGCCAGCGTCATCAGTCGCTCTGGCCGCCCTCTGACTCGTGGTCGTCGCCCTCGCCCTGGCTGTCGGCGTCGATGTCGTCGCGGGGTCCGGGGGCGTCAGCCGGCCATTCCTCCTCGGGCACGTTGTAGGGCTCGGTCGGCGGTCCCACCGGGTCACCGCTGGCGGGATCAAGATTTCCGCTCATGGGCGAGACGCTATGGCCTGGCTGCGACGCCTCACGGTGATGGTGCTGGGTGCCATCCTGGTCGTCGACGCCCTGACCGAAGGCCGCTTCGAGCTCGTCCCCTTCGTGGTCGGTCTCATCATGCTCGGGCTGATCCCCATTGATGCCATCATCGATGCGGCCATGGGCGGGGGAAAGGCCGACGCCGATATGGAGAAGCGGCTGCAACAGGTCCTCGACGACAAGGACGACCACTAGCACACGCGTCCCTCATCGCCGTGCTGGTCGCCTTCGGCCGGTAGAATCCGGCCCCGCCTGTCCCTCTCGGACTCGCACACCTGGCATGGGGAAGACATGCCCGGCGGGTCATGGTCTGCAACCCCCCTCTGACCCGCCGCGCCGGACGACTTGTCATAACCGGCATTCTCGGCGGCCCTTTTCCGTCGTTCTGGCACGGTTCGCGCCATTGGCCGATCCGCGGCCGGCTTGTAAACCGCCCTTGTCAGAGGCGGGTTTTCAGTGTAAGGTCGGCTGACATGAAAAAGCAAGCTGGCATTACAGCCCGCGGCGAGCCGGGGCAGTATCTTGATTTTGTGAGACGCGTGATCAAAGCCGCGGGTCGGCGGGTCTCCCTGACCGACCCCGAAGACCTGGCCAAGCTGATAACCATCCGGGCCGAGCTGGACGAGGCCATCCAGGCCGCCGTAGATGGCCTGCGGGCCGACGGCTTCACCTGGAAGTCCATCGGCGAGGCGACCGGCACCACCGGCCAGGCGGCCAACATGAAATGGGGACGCCCGGGGGGGGCCATAAGTGCCGAGAATGTTGGATATGTCGAGATTGACACAAAATGGGCGGTTGACCACTCGCGTTCGGTGACGGTGGGGGAATGAAGGAGCCGATGTCGGTGTCCATCGCCCTCGACCTGTTGCGCCGGTTGCGATTCGTGGAGGCCGAGCTGGCCGACCTGCGAGCCCGCATGGACCGCGACGCCCAGTGGGTCGACGCCGAGCTGGAGCGACTGCGCAACCGGATCAGCGACCTGGCCGACGAACTGGATTCGGACGAGTGAGCCCGGTCCGCCTCAGCCAGCTGCCCAAAGCCGTCCGCGATCGCGTCCGGGACCACGCTGCCCCCGCGGCACCGACGCGGTCGCGGACGCCCTCGCCCCGGGCGGCCGACCCCGATGCCGTGTTCTCGCTCTACTGCCATTACTGCGGCTGCCACGTGGCCAGCTTCGGTGAGATGGACCGCCACGCCGCCGCCACCCTGCATCTCAGCTTTGATTGCCCGGGGTTGCCCGGCTATCCCGAGGAGGGCGATGGAGACCAACCCCGAACGGCCGACCCCGCCCCCGACTGAGGAGGCCAAAGCAGAGGCGGCCCGCTGGATCGCGCAGGCCAGGGCCGCCCTGGCCCTTGCTCGCGATGCCGACAAGCGGTGAGCGGCAAGGCGATGGAATGGGCCTACCACGCGGCCCGGGTGAAGCACCTTGACCCGACGGCGCGGTTTGTGCTCGTTGCGCTGGCTTCTTATGCGAACGCCTATACGGGCCGGGCGTGGCCGTCGGCGTATGACGAGCTGGTGGAGGGAAGCGGTCTCAGCCCCCGGACGGTATCGCGCGCCCTGGCCCGCATCGAAGCAACCGGGTTGATCACGGTTCACCGTCGTAAGGGGAGGACAACCGTGTGGACATTCCCCCCCGAAGCCCGCCGAACGCCGCAGCGCGAGGGGTTTACACATAACAGTTTCAAAACCAGTTTCGTCCGTCACAGTGACGGAACTAAATGCACTCAATGACGGAGCTTTTGGTCACAGTGACGGAACGTAATAGCGCAACCAAAACCTGTGGATAACCCGGCCTGCAGTGGTCAGCGAGGGATGCTCCAGTGTCATGCTGAGCCCCGCTATCGCATTCGCCGGCATTGGCAACCGGACGAGTTCGCCTGCGTCGCTCACGTGGGCCAGCTCGTCAAGGCACGGCTCAGGGGAGACAAGGCGCTGACAGTGGAAAGGCTCACGCCCGCCGGCTCATGACTGACATTTTCAAACCCCGCGTGCTCGATCTGTTCTGTGGGGCCGGGGGTGCAGCCATGGGCCTGGCCATGGCTGGCTGTGACGTTGTCGGGGTCGACATCAAGGCCCAACCCGCGTATCCCTTCGAGTTTCACCAGGACGACGCCATGGCGTTACTGCTCGACGCCTACAGCCCGGCCGGTGACTTCGACCTGATCTGGGCATCGCCACCGTGCCAGCGCTATGCCCGGGTGACTAGGTGGCGGGGCGATCCCGACTCGCACCCTGACCTGCTGGGGCTCACCGTCGGGCGATTGCGGAACGGTTCAACGCCCTGGATCGTGGAGAACGTACCCGAAGCCATTCCCGAACCCGACGGGATGCTATGCGGGTCCATGTTCGGTCTATCGATCAAGCGGCACCGGCACTTTCTCGCATCGGTTCCGCTATCGCCACCGGGCCCATGCCGACACGCCGATTTGTTCCCGTACATGCACAAGGGCGAACGTTCTTATGCCGACGCCATGGAGTGCGGCTGGATGACCAACCGGGAGGCGCGGGAAGCCATCCCGCCGGCCTATGGCCGCTGGATTGCTGGCCAGCTCATTGACGCACTCGGCTGGGAAGTGACGCCACCGGGCGCACGGTGGCGTCAATGCCGGCAGTGTGGCAAGGCGTTTCCGTGCGCGCGATCTGACGCGCGCTATTGCTGTGCCACATGCCGGCAACGGGCCCGGCGACTGTCACAGGTAAGACCTTCAAGTGTGACAGTCGTTCGCCAAGGCCGCTTGCTGTGACCCGGTCATGCCCGCCGGCTCGCCACCTTGTTGACGGTCCGATAGGAACCGGCGGTGTTGCGTCGTCCGCTGTAGGAGCGAGCCGCGTTGTGCGTCCGGGCTCGTTGTGATTCCGAGATGCCCGCCTTGCGAGCCTGCGCCCTGGTCGGGACCGGATACTTCCACTGTGAGCGGGGCGAACCCTTCGGGGCATAGACGAATGCCGATCGGGGCAAGGCGTTGCGTTGTGCGCTGGTCAGAGCCATACCGCCATCGCCTTCTCGGCGCTCACGGTTTGCGACCTCGCAGCCCGCACCAGTGGCACCACCACAACTGGTCGCCATCGGGACGGCTGAGTGTCGGGCGACAGAACCCGAGCCGGTGAGTGAGCCGCATGGTGAACCGGTACAACGAACCCCGCACCCGTTCGACGTAATCGGCGTGGAGTGGCCCGGGATGATCTGGCCGCCCGGTGAGCACCGCCGGGGGACTGAGCGAGGCACAGGGGCCGGGGGTCATGTCGGCCGTCTCGCTAGAAATATTTCGTCCCAGGGTCGAATGACCGATCCATGACGGCAAAACAGGGTACGACAAGCACCGCAACGGTACTACGACAAGCACCGCAACGGTACTACGACAAGCACCGCAAACCAGCAAGAATGGAGACATCGGACTCGACGGTCGCCCCACTGAACGCCACGGCCACCGGGTGAACTACACCTACGGTTGCCGCTGTAGCGATTGCACCAGGGCCAACACCGCCTACCAGCGGGACTACCGCAACGGACTCAGGGGCGATCGCCATCACCGCCGGGGCGACTTCAGGATCAATGGCACCCCCCATGCCGGCAAGCATCCCCCCCTCGATGGCTAGCCGATCCAGATACCAGGCCACCCCCTATGCCCAAGCTAGGCGGGGGTGGCTACCCCGGGTGGCCGCCGGCGACGTCGTGTGTCACCTGTGCGGCGGGCGCATCGATGGCCCGGCGTGGGATCTGGATCATGTCCGTGGGGGTGCCGGCACCCTGCATCCCGCGCATCGCCACTGCAATCGCGCCGAAGGCGCGGCGTGGCGGGGCCGGCGTCGGCTGGCGTGGGGCAGCGGCGGCTCGCCGTAGATCGAAGCGGGTTCTTCCGGCGCGATCCTCTGCTTA